GTCCCTGATGCCTAGAGTTCGCACTGCTAGGCTCCGATCACTCCTAAAGGTGACGCCGGGCAGGCACTAATGTTAAAGTTAGCGCTGTAAGTCCCGGTGGGTCTTTTAGGCTGGTCGCCACTCGTGAAGCGAAGTACTACCTATAATCATGACAACAAAAGTTAGTCGTAATAAGATGAAAATCTTAAAACTCTTCCAGTTGTTGCCGTTGATCTATAGCTGGATTCACCAGGCATTTATGCCTAGTGAACAACAGACTAGTACGGGTAAGTACAAACGCCTCATTCTCAAGCTTGAAAAAGCTTTTGATAGGGGTCCCGAAGCGGGCATTAGCTATGCTAAAGCCGTTCGGACAAACTTTCTTAATTACCTGTCTGGTAATCAGGAAAGGGCCCCAGGCGTGAAGTGCACCTCAGATGGTATACCTCTAGTTCTTAACGAGTTCGCAGAGCAAATACGTAGAGGAGACTGCCCAAGAGAGATCTTGGCCGGAATCAATACGGTATTATTTGCAACCCGAGCTCTGAAGCTAGGAACTCTAGTGGATACTACTTCTATAACGGAGCCCACGATTGTGGTATCTCCGGATATAAGTAAGTACGCTAAGAGTTTCTGGCGTGAGCTGGGGTATTCTCCATCGATGGCCGTACCTAGTGCTCTTAATTGGAGAAGGTTTCACTTCACCACTAAGGCAGGCCCTAACGGGCATGCTTTACACAACTCTATTGTAGATTTATATCTGCTACCTGAATCATTGATTCAGAGTATTAAAGTTGTGGGTGGGGAGAAGTTAACTCTCCTAATTGAGAGACTAGTTCATCCTGCTTCTCGGACCCTTCTAAGCACTATTGTGCCGACGACTGGTAAGAGAATACGGAAACTTTCTTCCTTTTCTGATAAAGAAATGAAGGTGAGGGTCATCGCAGTTTTGGATTATTTCAGCCAAACTGCTTTGATACCGCTACACCGATATTTATATCGTGTGTTGAAGAAGATTCCACAGGATTGTACTTTTGACCAGGGAGGTTTCTGGAGCAAAATAAAGGATTCAGAAGATTTCTATAGTGTCGACCTAACGGCCGCCACGGATAGATTTCCAATGGATCTTTTATGTCAAGTTCTAGAGGCTAAGCTCCCACCTTCCTATGTTTCTCACTGGAAGGACATAATGGTAGGCTACCCTTTCGAGTTCGACGGAAAGTTATTAACTTATGCCGTCGGAAATCCGATGGGGGCCTACTCATCATGGGCTTCCTTTGCAGTAGCGCATCACTATGTGGTGTACTATTGCTGTAGAGAACTAGGACGCGATTGGAGGACATTGAAATATGCCCTTCTCGGTGATGACATTGTCATCGCCGATCGCGAAGTAGGTGAGAAGTACCATGAGGTTATTCTTTCCCTTGGCTTAGAAGTGTCTAACTTGAAAACTCACAAAAGTAAAAACCTTGTTGAGTTTGCCAAGCGACTCTTTTATAAGTCAAAGGAGATAACACCTTTTCCTATCTCAGCTATGAAAGAAACGGGAAGAAGATATTATCTTCTGACCAATTTACTTCAAGAGCAAGAGAAGAGAGAGTGGATGACCTGTGATGGTATCCCGTCATTAGTAGCTAGTTATTACTCGAAAGTACGTAAGCGACCAGTTTCTTATTGTAAGAAAATGGAAGAACGTTCTTTCATCTGTGAACAAATAGCGAAAGCTATTCGTGGAACCCTTCCGGCTGATGTTGCATTAAATGCAATTATCAGGCAGTTGGCGATCCCGATATCTCGTCCTTTGACTGAAGAGGAATCAATGATTCTTCTTAGGTCATCGGCGAAAGATGTCTTCGCAGATTCCTATGCTCGTTTTAGTAAACCAGGGAGAGGTCTTGGTGACCTCGCTTTTAACCTGGTATGTACTATCACAAGCTGGGATAGTGTAACTAACGCCGGAGGAGTAGAGTCAAGTGATATACCTGTTCTTCAAGCCTATGGCTTGATAGAAGAGATGTTCATGGACCTCTATAAGGAAACCAGTGGATTCACCATTGAAAACGGTGAATGGCCATTATGGCTTAAGGCATTAGCCTTACCTATCGATGATAAAGTATTCTCAGAGAAATCTGTTAATACCTATCTTCGAGGTTCCATCATACTGGGGGATAAGGTGATCAACCGACTTGTCGGTTTATCTCCTTTACCCGGAGGCTTAGAATCAGGTAAGTTTAAATGTAAAATTTAAACTTATTTCTACCTGAAGTAAGCTCCTCATGGTGTCATCTCAACGGGTGATATCATAAGTAGGAGTGTGAAAACTCCACCTTACTTAAACGTCTAAACCT